GCCAGAAGTTTCCCATCTCATCGACGACGAGTCCCCACCATTGATCCCTGGAGTTGTCGTAATGTGTTTCGATGAGCATGGCGGTTTTGGACGCAACGCCTTCTTTCGCCTTTTTTCTAAGTTGGACTCTAATAGGTTCCATTTGCCATCGCCTCCTCTAGGATTTGTTTGTCGATCAGCGCTTGTTCCTGCTCGTCGATATACCACTGTGGAAACTTCATGTTCTTGATCTCTCTCTTGAGTCTTTCGGCTGGCATATCCCACCATCCCTTGTCCCTTTCGAGATCCCATATCCACACATGACGCATATCACATCCAAATAGGATCAGCTTGACTGGGATGTGAAGGAGCTTGCCCATGCGCTTTGCAAACGCTGCTTGTCCATCGCGCTTGTAGTAACGCGTGATGATTTGGTCGAGGTAAGCCTGACTGGGTTTTGCGGGGTAAGGATGCGGATAACGCGTGCACTCGAAGTAACCTATCGGGCATATCACTTTAGTCTTCGGATATGGACGATACTCAACCTGATCCATATCCTGCGCGTAGTAAGGTTTTCCCCAGCTTGCACGCCATTCGCGGTATTGCCACATGTGGTCTTCTTTGAAGCCGACATTGATTCCTTTGCTCCCATTGTCAGCGCGGTTGTTGGGCATTGTCATACGTCGTCTCCATCATCGAGCTGGTTGAGGCGTTGGTTTACACGGGTCTCCTCGTTCATGGCGGTGAGCCATTCACGGACCTGACCCTCCTGGGCGTAGTAGTTGCCGCGCCCTTTGGTGTATCCTTGGGTAGCGCTATCACCGTCCCCGTCAGTGTTGTGTTTGGTGCAGAAGATCCTGACGCTGTCGAAGTGCTCAGCCAGTTGAGCCGCGTGCAGATCCACCAGTTGGTTGAGTTGTTCCTTGTCCATAGGTTTTCGGTAGCTTGTATCCGCATGCACAAGTCAACGAAACCTCGTCCAGGAAGTTTTGAAGTTCACCCATACCTGGGCCGATCAGGAGAGAGTCCCACTCAGGACAGAAGTGCCAGCCTTGATCAATCTCCGCTTGGGTCAGCTGGAGACGTTCGTCCTTCATCAACTCCGTCCATCGCTGCTTTGTCATGCGTATGTTTTTCTATCTGCTGAAGGAACGGATGTAAAGAGTCAATTTTGACTCCTGGGTAGACACCAGCGATCTTGGCAGCTGTCCACATCTTGACCCCTATGAATGAGGTTGGATGAATCCACACATCCCCGACAAGTCTCTTCCATCCGAGATCAGTAAGCTGCTCCTCCATGAGTCGAAGCTCGTCGTCTGTCAATTCTAGCTCGGGTTTCATGGTTGACGTGCTTCATACCGTGCGATACGTGTTCAACAGATGGTAACAGGTTGAAGTCCTTGGCGGACGGCAGCGCCGGTAGCTCGTCACTACCGGCGCATTTCGTTACTGCGGCAATGGAGGAGGTTGGTTTGTCGATTGTGGCAGAAGGTAGCGTATAGCTTTCTCCAGCCGCCCTACTCTAAGCTCAAGAGCTGAAAGTTTCGGGTCGTCTGGACTGGGCGGGGTATCCAGGCGACGTTGGAAAAAGTCGATTCACCTATGACGTTCTTGGCTGTGATCGCGAAGAAAGCAGGGAGGTTCGATCCAGCCCATGTGTTCGTCAGCGTGATGTGGTCGATGTTCAACTGAGTGCCGTCTGGAGCTTTGTTGGGTATCTCCATCAACAGCGTCCAGCCATTTGTGGCACCTGGAGCCGGTGTCCAATTCATGACATTGGTTCCACATACTCCAGTCCACTCCTCGCGCAGCAGTGAAGTTGGTGCGAAGACGTTGGTAAGCGGCATATCAGGCGGAAGAGTGTGCCTGATATAGATGCGGGTGTAGTCGATATCCTCCAACGGATCAGGCATATCCCAGCACAGGACTACTCTGTTGGTGCGTAGAGGCATTCCAGGCCAAGTCTCAGCTGCTTCAGCCCTGCACCCATAGAAGAGGGCAACGACTGCTGCCAATGCGACACCGACAAGGACTCCTCGGTTAATCCACTTCTGTTTGTGTTCTGACCACTTCATTATGTTTTCTCCGTTTCGATTTTGATAGCGCTTCAAGGACTTGCTCCCAGTCAAACACCCTATGCTTTCCTTGCCGAATGAACGGTATCACGCCCTGGCAGGCATAGGCATTAACTGTTTTCTTGTCGTAGTCTATCCCAGCGACTTTCAGTCTGTCGGTCAGCTCAGCCAATGTTAGGAATCCATTGTGAGTCGTTTCGGTCTCCGTCCCCTCCTCGCGTGCGAGTTGCGGACGGACGGGTTCAGTCTGGTCAATCGTGGCTGAAAACACCGCGACAGCCTCGCGAAGTTGGGTGGCGATAGCGAGAAGCCCTCCAAGCAGAGCATCTGTGCTCTGAAGGAGGGCTTTAGCCTGTGTTCGTGCTTCATCTGGCGACATGGCCAGATGGTATCACGTAAGCATCTGAGCTGGAACTGAGATCTGCTTTGGGAACAACAATGGGTTGAGCCTTACAGTCGGATCTTCTGAGGTATCCACACAGACATGACGCCCAAACACCCTGATCACCCTGCCAGCAATGGTGAGGTTGCCCATCTTTGCCTGAGCTGGGACAGGAACCCACACGATTTGGCCTGGGTGAAACTGCGGATTTGCGGTGCAGTCGATCATTGGTCGATCACTTTCACTGGTTTTGTATTGTGTCTGATGGCAAACAGTATTCGAACCAGTGCTTGACGGGCTTTTCCTGCTGTTTCTGCAGGTAATACGTGCTGTGCTACTTCAATTTTTCCTCTTCTTAGCTTCCATCCCCACCTTCCGTCTTCCAGGGGTATGACAACCGCTGTCAGTGGGAACTTCTCTTGGTAGTTTTCGGCGTCTATCATGCCGTCCTCCCAAGGAGTTTGTGCTTTCTCAGCATCTTCACTAACCCCTCGAAAGGTAACAGCTTATCAACAGGGCACTCACATTGGCCCTTGTCATTGATCATCTTCTTCAATCGCGCTCCCCAGATCCACCCCACCGGGCGCGGAACAGGCCATTCTTTGGAGCAATCGTAGAGCACGTAGATGTCTGACGTGCTGTCCTGCGGCCTCACCCTCAGTGGAGTGTCTCCATCGACGCAGTAGATCTGCACCTGAAACCGAACGTCCACGACGAACGTGTCATTCTGGCTTTCAGGGCCAAGATACGGCATCAACCCACTCGCCAATCCAAAAGCGAAGTGCGCAGCGACCTTAGCGTTTTCGACTTCCACAGGCATATTGCTCACTTCTGCTCGGTTTTCTGCTGCAAGTTGCAGCTGTTCTTGAACATACGGATGTTGTTGATCCATAAGTGGTAACGGTTGTGTCACGCATCCTTTGCATCCCTCATGTTTTACAGGCTGCCAGACCTGTTGGTCTGCAAAGGCTTACGTCTCTGTTTCGTCTAACCATAGGCATCGCATGGAGATCAGCTGGTGTCAACAGAATCTCGCTGGTAACCTGCTGTCATGGCTGTTGTCTGCACTTCACGTCGTTTAATCGGAGTCCGCAGCATCATTGGTGGCGGTGATCTGTCGGCTGACAGGACGTTTGAGTTGTATGGTGACGTAAATCAGCCAGGAAACCTCCGATACTACGGAACCGATGCCTCTGGAAACAAGGGATGGCACGCGCTTCCAAGCAACATCCTCGACCTGATCAGTCTTGAAGCGCGGGTTGCTGCGCTTGAAGACACAGCAGCAGACCATGAAACCCGCATCACAGACCTGGAGGCGACGGTCTCCGATCATGAAACGCGAATTCTTGCGCTCGAAGCCTACGTGGCGGTGGACGGCGTTACGTGGGCGATCACTGGAGTGGACTATTCTGTCGCGACAGGCGTCAACCACGTCAAGTGCACGGCGCTTGGTATTACGATTACTCTACCCGCCGCGACTTCAGTTCGGAAAATCACGGTTAAAAATCAAACGGACGGTATTGTTACTGTCACGTCTGTGTCGTTGATCGACTCAGTCAACACGGTTTACCTTGCTGGACGCGAAGCTGGTCAGTTCGTTGCTGACGGAACACTCTGGAACATCACATGAGCTACATCTCAAACATCGACATCCGTCCTGATAGCGCACACTTGGACGCATTTCAGCGTCTGCGCGTGTCGAATCCTACTGGTCTGTTCGCATCGAGCTTCCAATACACGAAACAACCACTGATCTTTGAAGAGATTCTCGTCGGAGCAGGCTCAGCTACCCATCTTCCTAACGAATCATCGGTCACTTTGTCGACTGGAGGCACCACGAATGGTGATACAGCCGCTCTGGTGTCCAGAACACACATCAAGTATCAGCCTGGAAAGTCTCAGTTGATACTCGTGACGTTCGTTGGTGGAATTCCGCAGTCAAATGCTCAGCAAGATGTTGGTTTGTTTGACTCTCGCAATGGGATATTCGTCCGAAACAACGCTGGAACACTGCAGATGGTGCGTAGAACCTATACAAGTGGTGCCACTGTAGACAATGCTGTTGATCAAGGGAGCTGGAATGTTGATCCA